GGCATCGGCACATTCTTCTGCGTCGTCGACTGGCAAGACTGATGGCAGGCTACCGCGATCCCAATCGGAATTGCCGGGCGCCGTTTGCTCGTCCGGACGAGACACGAGATCTCTATCCTGCCGAGACCGGCGATATCAGTCGGGACGGCTACACGGTGCATGCCCGGCGCCCACGCGTGCCGGACTATCCGATGTTCGTCTCTCCCGATCGGGCAAGGAATATCGAGGAGGTGTTCCGAGAGTACGACGGGATGATGGACTTCGACGACAGCTACTGAGGCCGCAGGCCCACGGAAAGGAAACCAAGACTATGGCACGAGACAGCGAGAACGCCGCGCGCGGCCAGAAGATCATGAGCGAGACCGGCCCGGATCGGTCCTCGGATGGCGAGAAGGGCGGCAAGGAGGCTCTGCACGGCCGTTCATTCGCGGGCGGTCCGAAGGATCTTTCGCATTCGTTGAAGCAGGGCGACGGCGACAAGCCCGCTCGGAAGAGCCGGGATCGCTAAGGCATAGAAGACGCATGCTGCCGGCAAAGATGCCGGCAGCATCAATGGGGGATTACTGGATAATGCGACTCAACAAGTCCCGTCCTTACGGAAAGCTCGCCGGCGACCCATTCATCCCGGACGGCAGCAACGTCCCGGCCTTCTTCGAGCAGGATGGGCGCTTCTATGATGCCCATGAGAATTTGATCGGCGCGCCAGCGGAGGCCAGTGAAGGCGAGCCTGCCGACCCTAACGTCGAGCCCATGACGGTCGCCGATCTTCTGGCGCAAGCCGACACATTGACTTGGCCGGCGTTTCGGTCGAGCGCAACGCGGACCCTTGGGCAGTCGTGCCCCGGCACGAAGTCCGCGATCATCGAGGCCCTGAAGGAAGCGCAGTTCAAGTTCAATGACCGCGCCGCAAAACGGACCAGCAAGCCGGCCGGACCAAACCCCACACCTGCCGCAGCCAGCCATGGTGTGGATCTTCTCGCCTGGGCGCGAGGGCAGAAGGAATATCTTTGGGGCGAGGTGCGCAAGGCCATCAAGGCCGAGTTCGGGCGCAATGTCTCAGAACGCGACGACGCGGTCGAGTTCCTGATCGCGCAGGGCAAGATCACCGCGAACGAGGCGCGTCGCGATGTGCTACGGGAGCCCGAATAATATGCTCGCGAACGGACGCATCACACTCCAATCCGACGATCTCGAGGCTTTCGAGACTGGCGTCGGCCTTTCCGGCGAGTTCGAAGTCGCCGCAATGATCGGCGACTACGGGCGGCAGGACAATCCATCCATCATCGCATCGCTCGGGTCGGCAACGATCACGCTCGAGTTCGCGGCGCCGGACGATGCCCGCAGGCTGGCGGAGCAGTTGCTGCGCCTGGCCCGCACGTCGGAGGAGAAGGCCGAGCACCGCGGCCCGGAATTTCGTTCTCGTCTCGCGCGAGATCAGTTCATGGCCGATCTGAAGGACGCTCTGAAGCGTCTCGAGGTGTCGGTTGGCATTCGTACGGAACCAGTGCCTGTTCCGGTCTTCCCGTCGAAGATCGAGCAGGACTAGGGCGCGAGACAAATTGTCGCGCCAACAAATCAAGCTAGCGCTTGACACGCGACGCGACTGCTTTGATCACTAAACTAAAGGCGGAAGCCAGTGGCAGACTATACGACGCTCGTCGGAAGCAAATCTATACTAGGCTCGATCAGCAACTGGATCAACCGAGGCGACCTGCCCGTCGCTGAGATCCTGGCCGAAGCCCAAGCCGACATCTATCAATATCTCCGCGTCCGAGAAATGACCGCGCGCGAAGTTCTTACCTTCGCAGCGGGATCGCAGACGACAAGCCTACCGACGCGATTCCTTGATCCAATCGGCTTTCGTCCCGATCAATGGGGAAGCGATCTGCCTTTCGTCCACGAAGGCTTGCTCGGCGAGTTCCGCGACAGCAGCGGAACGCTACCAACCGGGACGCCATCGCGCTGGGCAATCATCGGCGAGACCGCCTACGTCGACGTCCTGCCGAGTGCAGCATACTCCGGCACGCTGATGTTCTACCGCCAGCCGGAGCCACTATCCGGCGCCAACACAACCAATTGGCTGACGAGCCGATACCCATCATTGCTTCGCTACGCCTGCATGGCCAAGGGGTTCGAGCATGCGAAGTCGGATGCGGCGCCGTCTTATCTCGCCTTGATGATGCGATCGATCGAAACCGCGAACGCCACGAATGAGATGTGGCGCACAAATCAGTACGTCTAACCGGACGTGCATCCCACACAACGAGCCGCCTCCGGGCGGCTTTTTTGTTGAGAGCCCAAGATGGCAGACACGCAATCCTCGCATCTGAAACTCACAATTCAGACGCCGGGCGGGAACAACAATACGTGGGGCGTGATCGAGAACGTCAACCTGACCACAATCGACAGCAAATTCGGCAGCGTCACGTCCATCTCGACAACGGGCGGCAACACGTCGCTCTCCGGCAGCCAAGAGATCGTCAACGCGATCTCGGTTACCGGGACATTGTCCTCCCATGCGACCATCACGTTCTCGGGCCGGGGTGGCTCGTGGATCATCGAGAACGCCACCACGGGCGACTATTCCGTTACAGCAAAAGTGTCCGGCCAGCCCGGAGTCGCCATCACCCAGGGCAGCACGTGCCTGATCTTTTGCGATGGCACTGACATCACGTATGGAAACCCTCCGCCGGCAGAGACAGCCGAAATTACCATCGCGAGCGCCGCCACGACCGATATCCTCGGGGCGGCATCAGAGTTCGTGGCGATCTCGGGAACGACAACCATCACGAGCTTCGGCACGGGCGTCAACCGGCGCAGGTATGTCCGGGCAGCTGGCGACTTCAAGATCGTCCACAATGGCACCACGCTCGCTCTGCCCGGCGGCAAGAACATCGCCGCGAAGTCTGGTGATACGTTCGTCGTCGCGTCCGATTCAAGCGGCAATGCCATGGTCTACCTCTACCAGCGTGGGAGTGCGCCGCCGCCCGCGCTGCCCATCGGGACCGTGGTGCCGTTCGCCGGGGCAAGCGCGCCGTCGGGGTGGCTGCTCTGCTACGGCCAGGACATCTCACGGTCGACCTATGAAGTGCTCTTCGATACCATCGGGGTAACCTACGGCATCGGCAACGGCTCCACGACGTTCACCCTGCCGGACATGCGCGGACGTGTCGTCGCCGGACAGGACGACATGGGCGGGACGAGCGCCAACCGACTCACGGGGCAAAGCGGTGGGCTCGATGGCGATACACTCGGCGCCGTTGGTGGCGCCGAAACGCATCAGCTCGCAACGGCGGAGCTTCCATCCCACTCGCACACAGGTAGTTCGCTGACGATCTCCTATGGTGGCGGTCACACTCATGCTTACTATTATACGACTGGACAGATCTATTCCGGTGGCACCGTCGGCAATGTCGTCGCTGGGAGCGGGTCATCGTACTCCACGGGATATGCTGGAGATCATAGCCACTCGGTTTCCGGCTCGACGGGCAACACCGGATCGGGCAATTCTCACAACAACGTCCAGCCGACGATCATCCTGAATTACATCATCTTTGCGGGCGCATAGGCATGCTGATCCCGCTCGAAATCCCGCCAGGCATCGTCCGCACCGACAGCCCGAATGCCGCGAAGGGGCGCTTTACGGACGGCGACAAGGTCCGGTTTTACAAGGGCAAGCCCGAGAAATGGTCGGGATGGGTGCGCTTTGTGCCAGAAGCTCTACTCGGCATCTGTCGAGGCGCCGTGTCGTGGTCGAACAAGTACGGCAACACCAATGCCGCATTCGGCACACATCTCAAGCTCTATGCCTTGGCCGGCGACGACGCGCTAACTGACATCACTCCGATACGGACAACGGTCACGCTCGGCGCAGACCCGTTCGAGACTGAAAACGGATCACATGCCGTAATCGTGACGCACACGACCCATGGTGCGGACAACGGCGACTATGTCACCTTCGATGATGCGACAGCCGTCGGCGGCATCACCATCGATGGGGAATACCAGATCGTCAGCGTGGTCGATCCAGATCATTACATCATCGAGCACTCCACCGCCGCAACGTCCGATGCCACGGGCGGCGGGGCCGTGGTCGAGGCCGCGTACCAGATCAATGTCGGAACGACAGGCGGAGTCGTCGGCCTTGGTTGGGGAGCAGGCAAGTGGGGCGCCAGCACATGGAGCACGCCGCGAGCCGACGGCATTCCGACCGAGATTAGATTCTGGTCCGTGGTCGAGTACGGCAACGATCTCATGGCGTCTCCATACGGGAAGACGATCTATTTCTGGGAAGAGGCGACCGACGATCGGGCCGAGACTCTGAGCGGCGCCCCGGCCTACTGCCGGGCGATGTTCGTCACGGGCGAGCGGTTTGTTTTTGCTCTCGGGGCGGGGGCGGACGGCACGACGCCGATGACGGTGCGCTGGCCGGATCAGGACGACCCGACCGACTGGACGCCATCCACATCGAATACTGCCAACATACGGACGCTTCAGTCTGGATCCAGACTCGTCAACGGCACGCCCCTGTCGGACGGGATCAATCTCGTCTGGTCCGACACCAGCGTCTACCTGTTCCAGTTCACCGGCTCAGACTTCATCTACGATTCCCGGCTTGTCGGCACTCACTGCGGGCTGATCGGTCCGCTGGCCTTTGCAAGGGTTTCCGGCGTCGCCTTCTGGTGGTCGGGAGATGGCTTCCATATGTACGCGGCCGGCGTCCAGAGCATCCCGAACGCGGACGACGTCCTGGACTACGTCACGAGCCGCATGGACAAGGCGCAAGTTACCAAGGCGTTCTGCATTTACGACCAGAACCAGGGCCAGGTGCGCTGGCATTATTGCTCGACTGGCCACACGGAGCCAGACAGCTACGTCGACGTGACGCTCGATGGCGTCTATAGCTGGACCGTAGGTACGCTCGAGCGCACGGGCGGAACGCCGTATCGCTCGGCGGAAAGTTCCATGTTGCTCGTGGATGACGCCGGCGTGGTCTATTCACATGGCACCGGCGTGGATGCCGACGGCGAAGCCATGGAAAGCTACATCACCTTCGGCCTGTACGCCATCGAGCGCAGCGAGTCGAACGTGGACGTGATGGGCTTGGTCCCGGATTGCCAGCGACAGGTCGGCGATCTTACCTACGAGATTTACACAAAAGAGCGCCCCAACTCTCCCTCGATCCGTGATGAGCAGATCGTTACCATGGCGCCGACCGACGAAATCGGCGACTGCCGGGTGGAGGGGCGCCACTTCGGGATGACGGTTCGTTCGAACGTGCGCGGGGGCGACTATCGTCTGGGCATCGTCAATCTCGAGATCGGCAGAAACGGAGCACGACGTTGAGGCCAGTTGCTTCCAACCCTGCCGCTCCTTTCGACGCGCCCGGCCGGCTTGAATGGCTGATCAAGCGAGTGACCGAATTGTGCACCGCGAGCCATATCGATACTCCCGCCGATATCGAACGGCGATACGGCGGCTTGCGCAAGAGCACGATCGCCTGGACGATCGACGGCGGCGGGTCGGCGATCGGCACGGGAGACAAGGGTGACGTTCTCGTGCCGTTTGCCTGCACGATTGTCGCCGTGACGCTCCTCGCGGACCAGACCGGCAGCATTGTCGTCGACATCAAGAAGGCGGCCTATGCGGACTATCCGCCCGCATCCTCGATCTGCGCCGGAGACAAGCCGACGATATCAAGCGACGACAGATCCAACAGTTCCGCACTCACCGGCTGGACCACGGCGATTGCGGAAGGCGACACGCTGCGATTCTCAGTCGACTCTGCGTCGACGATCACGCGCTGCGCCGTTGTCCTCACCGTATTGAGGTGAGGATCTGACCGGGGCGGGGATAGGCAAGGGGTGGGGGCATGAGCAGGCG